GCATCTCGCTCAAAAGATAAAGAAGAATCGCTCGTATCAAAAGTAACTGTAGAGTTTCTGTAGAATGTTAGTGGAGGATTAACTGGGAGAAAATCCCCATTAGAACTAGAAGTGATATTAACAAAAGTTGGTGTTGCTTTTGTTGTTTCATATTTTGTATCACAAAGTCTAATATTATTAACATCAATCACATATGCATAATATTCTTTATTATCCGACAAACCTCCAGATGGTGACGAAGAACTATGGATAACTTTTTGTCCAGTGACTAATCCATGATCAGATAAAGTAATAGTATTTGATGTTGTACCAACACCCGCTGTTGTAAATCCTATACTATCAATAACTAATTTTCTATTATCTTGGTTGTATCTAACCGTTCTTGTTGTAGAAATTGCAGGATTTACATCAACAAAAACAACGTCGCTTCTAGAAAGACCATGAGTTGCTGATGTAGAGACAGTAACTAACTTTCTATCAATATCTGCTTTTATTACATTTTTATGATCTGTAACTAAACTATGATTTACACCAGTTCCAAGTCCAACAAAGAAGAAAAGTCCTTGATCAGTTGTAGATCCAATTCCCACAAAAGTTCCTGTGGTTCCCAATCCAACTCGTATTGAAGATAGACCAATGAAATCTACACCCAAATTTGTAACGAATAATTTTGAGTTATCAATCAATGTTCCAGTGGAACCTGCACTGACTGTTGAAATAGAAATAGCATCACCACCATTGACCTTGTAAGTAACTTGATCTCCTGTTATCAGTCCATGATTTGGCAAATACAGATGTTGAGATAATACAAATTTTGATGTGACACCAGAACCTGGATTACTAAACGATATGGTTTTTCCTACTCCTGTACCAGTAACAGTGCTAATTCCTAATGATTCTGAAGGATCAAAATAATATTCTCTATTTCTTCTAGCAGTGAAAGATGTTTTGTATCCAACATCAGCGGTAAATCTTCTTGATTGCTCCGCTATCACTGTTGTTATTGAATGACTTACTCCAGTAACTCCATTTTGAGCTCTTAATATTCTTAGTCTTGAAGATATTCTATCAATATTCAAAACTTTAACATTCTCTTGAGAACCACCAGTTCCAATTGATAAGATATCATTTTCTTGTATTTCTGGATATACTAGGTCTCCCCCAGAAACACTGAGATATGTAATAATACCAGTCGCACCATCCGTGCCAATTTGTCTAGAAACTTTTAGGAAATTTGTATTAACTCCTATCTTATAATTACCTTCAAGGAATGAGGTTGTTGTAGAAATACCAGATATAGTTACAATATCTCCGCTATCTAAATTATGAACTATACTTGATATTCCAATAAACGCTCCATATCCCTCTGTTGGGTAAAATTCAACATTGCTTATGTTTGTTGAACCGATACTTATGCTGTTTACGCCAACACCACCAACTTTAGAAACTTTTGCTGCAGCAAAAAATTCTGTTTTTAGATCTTTATCAAAAACAACTCTATCATTAACTCTATATTCAAAACCACCGGTCATAATACCAATAGATTCAATATTACCATTCAAGGTTGTTTTTATGGTCGAATCTTGATCTACAAAATTATATGACTGCTGTAAGTAATCATATCCGCTATTATTTTTATTCAGAGCATAGGGATAAGTGTTTCTTCTCCAGTTATTTGATGTTATGTCATAATTGTCTTGAGTAGAATTAATGTTATAATTAAACTCATTTGGTTTTCCTTGGAAAGAATCTCCAATTAAATATGGGAATACAGGTCTCTTATATGATTTAAATACACCATCAGAATCAGTTGTGGTATCAACAGTTGCAAAATAAGCATAAGTTCCATTCGGAAAATCTGGAGTTATGCAGAATCTTCCATTATTTCTATCTAATGTCTCTTCACTTGTGGATTCAACCCAGGTAAAATCTTCAACAAAAAATTCTTGTGGGAAAGAACTAACTGGTGGTCTATTTGGTTTTAAATCTAAAACATATCCAGACTTCATCTGAACTATGTTTCCTCCAGGAAGTCCTCTTTGAGAAGCATATGCATATGGTCCATATATTGGGTGACCATCATATGCCCAACCGATTATTCCAGAGTGGAAAGTGCTATCTATCTCTTGACTATCTGATAATTGTAAATCTTTTTCTCCATACACTCGTTTGCCATCATTATCAACACCATAGACTGTACTCCTCAGTGTTCTGGGGGCATATCCATATGCTATTTGCAATTCTCTAGATTCGTTATCGGATATAAACGTGTCATCATTGTTAATACTTGATTCATTTTTTACTACATTGTTAATATTCCAAGTTTGCAAATTAGATGTAAATTTTGCATCCGATCCAGAGGCAACAACTTTAATAGTTGTAGTTGATGCTCCGTAACCAACCCCAGATCTGTTAACAATTACATCAACAATAGTTCCGTTTGATAATTTTGGAATTAAATCAGCACCACTACCGATTCCAGAAACAACTAATGCTGGTGGTGAATTATATTTTTCTCCAGGTCTATTGATAATGACATCTGTTATCTTTCCAGTGTCTGAGATAACAGCTTCTAGTTGTGCACCTTCTCCAGAATTTAATTTTACTTCAGGATCTCTCTTAAAGTTAATAACCTCAGATACACCATAACCAACTCCAACATCTGTTAATTGAACTGAAGTTACATGACCTCTGAATATTGGTTGGACAATCGCCTTAAAATCACTACCTGTCGTAGAAGCAATACCAACTTTTCCGATAACTTCAACGGATATTGGTGGATAGTTAAAACTATGAGTTCCTACACCGATAGTTAAAATTTCTTGATATTGATTGGTCTTCAAATAAAAATCTTTTGAAGTTGTTCCTAACCCGACTGGACTTAGTTTGAACTGATCTTTATTTAATTCAGTCACATAATAATCAAGTGTGGTTGAAAGACCAGAAGCAGCAGTTCCATCAACCGAGTATTGAATTATTTCTCCAGTTTTATATTCATGACTAGGAATGGTGATAATATTAAGTGCCGTGCTAATTCCACTTGGTCCACAGATTCTTTGCTTGTTCTCATATCCTTGTCCAGAATTTGTTACACTTATAGAACCAAGGACAGATTTACCTATTAGAGATTTAAGTTGATGTACACCTTCTCCAGCACTATTAAAGATGACAGTATTAATTCCAGAGAGAGAATCTCCTAAAGTTGGGTGTAGTGATACAAGATGTCTTGTTTTAACAGATACATGATATACGGCATCTGTAGATAAACCTGATATTGCTTTTTCACCAAATGTTTTATATACAACTCTCTCACCATTTCTAAATTTGTGGAAAGTAGAGAATCCAATTGTAGATCCAGTGGATCCAAATCCAACTGATCCAATTCCAGTTGCAACTGTGGAAAGTCCTGTTGGGCTAATAGAAACTTGATGAGAAACTGTTATGAGATTTGCATCTGCTGTTGCACCATTACCATTTCCACCAGTAATTTTTACTAATGGAACTTCAGTATAATCAAATCCTGGATCTAAAACATTAATTTGTTTTAAAGTCCCCTCCATAGCACAGAGTCCTGTTGCTCCTGTTCCAACAGAATCGGAGATATGCAGTAACGGTGGGTTTATGACATCATAATCAGTTCCGCCAGAATCAACATTAATAGATCTCAATTCTCCATAATGAACTTTATCCTTAGATTTATAATTTAATATTTCTACGCCATTGATTAAAACGCCACTATACTTTAAATTATTTTTATGATTTACAGAGTCAATTATAGGAGGTGCTATCTCTCTATAAATTTTTTGTGCTTTTATTGATTTATTTCTGAATTCATTTCTTTCAATTGTGTTATTGATGACATCAACAGTGTTGACACCTCCTGTTGGAGTTACAGATTCAAATTTTCCAGCGTATAAGTTAGATACACTCTTCGCTAATTTGATCTTATTATCATCAATTCTTTTTACAATGTATTTGCCTTCAGTAAAAAGGAATGATTTTATAGTCTCAATTGTAATAATTGAACCATCAGGTTGTTCAAATTCTTCTGTAGTTTTCTCTGGCGTGTAATATACAACATCACCAGTGAAAAAATTGTGATCAAGATTAGTGGTGAGAGTAATTGTCTCTTGTCCTAGAGAGAAAGTATCATTGATTGTGAACTTTTGATTTTTTGGATTTGTTTTTAGATTTAAAAATGCCGGTAAAGAATTAGATGCAATTAAAACTTTTTCACCATCCACATAAGTGTTTTGAATATTTGCATCAAATTGAGATAATTCAGAATAAGCATCAGAATCAAACTTTGATTTTCTTTTTGTTACTCTTGTAATTTTATCAAGATCATCAATTTTAGGTCCTCTAACTAAAACAATCTTATCACTAATAACGTCGGTGACAGAAAAATCAGAAGTAACAACAAGACTAGTATTAGTTAATGAGACTTTATCTCCAATTCTGAAAATATTATCATCTTTAGTTGTCAATCTATAGATATTGTTGATTGAGTCCTCTAAAGAGAGAGATTCTACGAGATAATATTGGGTGGTGTTTAAGAACCAATTAGAAGATTTTAAATCTGATGATATTTTACCTAAAGATTTAATTTTAATTTTTGAATCTGGTAATTGATAATATGAAGATTCGGGCGCATCAAGACTATTCAGTACAGATCTTATTTTTACTTTAATACCATCACTAGTCCCTGTTATTGGATCATAACCATACGCAAAGGTATTTTGATCTACTTCAGACTTATCAAGGATTTGTTGAGTTACACTAGTGGTTGTAACTCCTAAAAATTGAGTGGTAGATGTGTTGGTATATGTTATAATACCAGATGTTCCATCATTATATGTTATAGAAAGTGTTCCCGATTTAGGAAAACCAATTGTTGAATCTACATCAATATAAGTCTGTCCAACACTAACATTGTCAATGACTCTAGTCTTTGCATGAATAGAAAATTCTCCATACAAGAGTTCTGAGGATCCATCAAAAGAGAGTGGTGACGCATCGATGCTTATCTTATAATAGGTATCAGTAAGAATTCCTACAGAAGTTTTTTGAACATATGATATTGGCGCATATGCCTTAGTAATATTTTCATACGCATCTTGGAACAAGGTTGTATTGACTAAATTCTCAGGATCACCCTCAACAGGTTCTACGATCAAATCCCTAGTAAGTTGAAATGATGCGTTTGATGGACTGATTAAAAAATCTTGAGGTCTTATTAAATCTATCTCTTCATTGTATAATGCTTTAAATAAAATTTTGAAAGAAGACTCTGTTCCTCTTGTAGAATATAAATCTCTAGACTGCCTTACAAATTGGGCTTCATTTAGATCATTTGATAAATTTTTTGTTTGAAGACCAGGCAAAAATTGATTTTTTACCTTTTTTAAAAATTCCTCTAAAAATAAAACACTAAGATTTTTTACAGGATCTCTAAAAGTGTGAGTGCTTGCCTCGGTATCAGAAAAAACAGCTTCCTCTGAGTTATTTTTTGTCTCATATGAGGTTACACCAAGAAATCCTCTAGTACAGAATAAAAATCTGGTATCAGTTTTTGTTTGATATACAATTATTTCATCATTAACCTGAATAATCCCAAAGAAGTCAGGGAATCCTTCAGTGCTGTATACATCAATGAAGTCCTGATCATCCGTTACATCTGATGCCAATAATGTTTCATTGATATTGTTGGCATTTGAGTTTAATTTTATGTAAGAGTCAATATTGTTGATTAAATCAACTGTACCGCCCTGATATTCTAATCCAGCATAATATTGTGAGAAAAATTCATCAATCAAAGGAAATTCATCTCTTACATAAGAAGGTAACTGACTTTCCAGCAGGTGTTGAATTTTTACTCTTTTCTGCGACATTTGTTTCTCTTACAAAAATTTATTATTAATATTGGTTATTATTAACGTCAACATAACTTGCTGAACTCTTATAATTAGACCCTGATGGATCCGATCCAGAGGATATATCATCAACGATCATTTCTACATTAAAGTCATCCAACTGCAAATAAAGGTCTTGATATCCAATTACATCGTTTGAGTGAGGAACCGCAAATATTTCCATAATTTGCACTCCATCTTTATCTTTACCAGATACAATATTAATTGGATTTAATGTTATACGACCAGTCATGTAGTTGATAGCACCAACATTTCTTCTTCTGACGACAGGAGTTGTAGATCCTGGTGCTTGTAAAGAATATAATGATATAGTTCCAGTTTTTGTATCATTAGGTTCATCAAACAAATAAACATCATCTGTTATATCTAGCACCCTAAAAGAACTGGATTTTATGTTAAATCCTGTCATGTACTGAACGTGCATATGATTGCCAAAATCAATCGCATATTCGGCAAATTGATTAGTTGCAAGTCTCAAGTCCCTTCTCATTTGGACAGAGGTTATATTGGATGTGATTGATGGATGACTCTGATCGATTATCCCCAAAAACTTACTATATTTAAACCTTGTTCCATATTTATTCAACTCAGGAGAGTCTGCATATGCCTGAATATTATTTTGAATTGTAGATGAAACTGAGGCAACATCTGTTATTGATCTGGTGTTATAATAGACTTTGCTATTAGTAACAACATAAAGGTATTTTAGATCTAAAATTTCAGGAACTATCCCTGTAACAGAGTATCTTCTTAATTCTCTTTTTATATTTTCTTTAATTGATAAAGAGACAAAATCACCATTTCTTGGTTTTATACTAATAAAAACTTTTCCAAATCTTGGAGGGACTAACTCTTCTCCACCAAAAACTGATATTGACTCTGCTTCTGGATAGATTTTATTAGGTATTAGAATCTCATAATCATTTGCGGTTATTGCACGATCTTGTGTTCCATAAACTTGTGGTGCATATTTTTTAATTGATGCAACACTTTCTATTGCAGCACCACCAGTAGAGGGACTATCTGTTATGACTTGTGATATTCCACCAGTTATAGCATTTTCTACAGAATCTTGTAAATAAACTAATCTTCCGCTAAAATTAAAATTACTAACTCTATTTGCGTTTGCTCCATCACAAACTAGGTAGGAAACTTCAATTGAGTTTCCATCTTCCAAAGCCTTTCCAAATACTCCATCACCAAAGATAATTTCATATCTCTCATCCTCTACTTCTTGTAAAAAGTAAACTGTTGAATTTCCATTAATAACGTTATTTACTTTTTGATCAATCAAACTATTGTTTAAATCATAGTCAACTTTAATTGTGGACGTTGTTGAAGGTTTGACGCTTACTTTTATAGTGTCAGTGTCAATTCCAGCATTTGTTAACAAATATCTTTGATTAGGATTTCTCGCAGAGTAAGTGAAAGTTTGTGTTACCCTTGTTCCTTCAATAACTTGTAGAGAATTAAAATTTGCAACGTTATTAGTTACTGGTACTGTTGTGTCTTCAAGGATATTAAAGACATAAGAATCTGTGCCAAATTGATTTGATGTTGAAACTACAGGTCCTGCCTTTAAAGTAACAGATGGTGGGGTTACTGTTAATCCTGAAGTATCAACAAGGAAGTTTATATTACATCTCGATGCTTTTCTTGACTTTGGTGTATATCCAATATTCTTTGCTAGTGCAACCACATTCTCTCTTAATGTTGCACTATCAATAAACACCTCATTTGCAACCATATTGGCATTATATGAAGTGATATAGGTGTTATAAGCAAGTAAATCAATAATACTCGACAGGTTAGACCCTTCAAAGTCGTAATCTGTAAAGTTAGCGTTTGCTTTTAGTACTTCTCTTAGAGAGGACTTAATCTGGTCAAAGTCCAGACTACTAAAGTTTATTAGTGGCATTTACCTTGTTGGTTGCAAAACGAATTCTAGTTGCTGCGGTGGAATATCCGCACCTATAATCAAATAAGAAATTATGACATCATACTGGTTGGAATCAAGGTCTGGATTTACCTTTACATCCAATAAAGATACTCTGGGTTCGTATCTTACAATACAACTTCTAATTTCATCACGAATTGAGAGTGCAGATATGTCATCCATGTTATCAAAGAGTAATTCTGATACTCTAGATCCAAATAATGGCTGAAAAAATTTCTCTCCAGGCGCAGTAAACACAATATTACGAATAGAGCGAGCAATCGCACCAGCATTTTTCAATGCAACAAGGTCATCATTCAGAGGATTGATCTGAAATGACATGCTAACATCTTTAAAACTGCGACTTACTCGCTCTAAAGGCATGGATAATCGTTATATTAGAATATATTTTATTTATGTGGTATTTTTAACTAAAATTCATTAAGGTTAACCTGATTGATGGTCAAAATTTCACCATCTTCGTCAAAAATTTCAGTTTCTTTGAGAGAATCTGTCTTTTTTGGCGTTTTATCGTCATTTGCGATCTCACGAAGCATCTTTTGATGCTGATGATTTGCTAAATTGTCTAAAAAATCGTGATTTGCGGTCATTTTTCCTCCTTTTTTTCGTTATCGAAGTGATGTGAGTACTGATCATCAATATCTGATACTATTTCTTCGCGTTCTTTTGCTGTTTTCCAGAAATATTCGTCCTCTCGACCCATTCCAAGACGTTCATAACCATTTTCAACACTATAATATTGAGTCGAAACCTTAAAGTCAGGCATTTTAGGGTTAACCGGTGTCAAACTATTATCAAAGATACGCATTCTATTGTTTGGATAGAGTGCATATTGTCCATTTTCAAGTGAAATAAGGTTATGTGACTTATGTTCAGCTGGATTTTCACTAGTTGCATAGTCAATTACATCAGCATCCTGATGATAATTATCTATTGTGCAAATGTATTCTCCTCTAACAATACCATGATCTCTGGTATAACATTCAAAATCCATTGAACCAATAAATTGCTTATGAATTGACATAACACCATAGTCCATACAGTTCCAGAACTGTAGGTTAGGAAGGTCCATATCGGGGTCTGGAAGCGCTGGAGACGAGAGAAAAGCGCTTATAGGTAGTTTGTCATACATTGCCGCATATTCGGGCAAATACGTCTCAAAATAAAAAGCACGCCCAGGAATCGACTTAGCCGAAATCCAGACGCCTTTTACAAATTCACCATGACCACTTTGATGATCAGTTAGGTATTCTTTTCTTACCCATACTTCCTCAGAGGGAAGATTACAAATTAGTGCACTCATGTCCAATCTTTTTCATCTTCTGAATATCTATACAACAATTCTTCACCTTTTTTAATATCTCTGATGGTAATGTACCATTGATTATCATAAACATCAACATTAGGATTATCAGAGTGATTTACATAATATGCTTGATACATACGATCAAGGTCACAATCAAGGTAAAATCCATCATCATCATTCCATGTCATAGAACAAACGTAATCAGATATTTCATCAGGTATCTTATCCCATGATACCTTTACTACTTTTTGCTTCTCTTTCCAAATGATTGTATCTTTAGGAATATCGCATAAAGAAAAAACACCCACCCCGCCACAGACTTTACTGGGTGCGAGATAGGTGTAGAGAGTTAAGTCATAATTCAACGACCTTGACCTCTATATCTTTTTTTACCTTTGTTCCGAGAGGTTGCCGAGAGAAGGGTATGTTTGCCGCTCCCCTGCCGAGTCTTCTTCGGTTTGCCCTGCACGTAAGTGCCGCCTTTCAT